GGGCAACAAACAGGTTTCTAATAGCTTTTCCATTTGGTGTGTGGGGGGCTGGAACATTTTGTAGATTAGGGTTTCTGCTGGAGAAACGGCCTGTCTCTGCTCCGTGTTGAATAAAATCACAATGAAGCTTTCCGTTTATTAAAAGACTTTCTTTATGTTCTATTTTAGATTTTCCTGAAACCGTACGTACTACATCGCCACCCAAGTACGGGGTTACATAAGTAGTCAAAAGCTTGTTTAAATCAGAGTACTCTAGTAATAACGTTACTAATGTGTCTTTGTCTCTATAAGGTTCTAAAGCCTCTGCTGATACAGAGTAATGCTCGATAGACAACTCTTTGCCAGCTTTAGCTGCTTCTTCTCCTTTTAGTGTAAGAACCTTAGGCTTTAAACCTCGACCACCCTCGTTTTTAGGGCCATACAAAATGTGTTGTTTTTCTTGATTAGAGTTAATATTAAATTCACGAGATGCGGCTTTCCATATAGAAGCCTTAGTTTGTTCTAAATCTGCTTCTAAAGACGCATGCAAAGAAGACAAAGCCTCTACATCAATTACAGCACCTGTCAGCTTCATATCACAAAGAACTCTAAGAACATCCATCTCTAAAGAAAACACTTTAGTTAAATCAGCAGCCTCTAACCTTGGCTGTAGGGTTTTCCAAAGTAAAAATGTGTATTTAGCGTCTAAATAAGCGTACTTAGCAACTTCTTCAAAAGAATACTTTTCTACTTCTTTTCCTACACCTTTAACCATCTCATAGTTAAACTCACGTTTTAAACAATCATCCAATCCACATTTATTTTTATTACGGTTGTCTACAATAAAAGAAGCAACCATCGTATCAAAGTAAGGCGCTTCTGGAATTCGTCCTTTGTAATATTTAGCAATAGAAGTTAAATCAAAAATTAAATTATGACCTATAGTCAATTTACTATCGTCAAACAACAAGGGTTCTAAAGCAGAAAACACTTCGTTAGGAAACAGTTGGTCTGGCGCGGGTCCAAATATTTTAGTGGCCTTCTTACTATCTCTTGAATAGTCGCTAAGCCGTAGCGCCAAACCTTCCTGTTTCCTAATCTCTCCTTGTCCCGTAAGGGGAAATACTTCTTCTATAAACTCTCCGTTTGGATGTCCCATAGGAATTACGTCACAACGACCATGCGTTGCAAAAGTAATCCAAAGAACCTCGTTTACTGGAGTTAGACCTCTTTGTGGCCCCACAGTCTCCACGTCAAAAGCAAAAGCATCTTGAGTTAGATAGTGACTAACCATTTCTGATAAAGCTTCTGTAGTGGTAATAATGTTCATATTGTGGGTTCCTTTTTTAATAGCAGGATAGGGCACGTCCTACCCTGCTATTAAATGTTAAAGTGATTTAGTTTTTAGAGAAGTGAATTAGCAATTTCGTCCAACTCTTCCCAAGTTGGTTTACGAATTGCATCAGCAGTGTATGGTTGTGTGTTTTCAACAACCGCAGCAGCAGTCTCTGGATTAATCTTCCAGTCTTCTTCCAAGTCACGCTCTTTAATAGGGGTGATGGTGTAAACAGTTGCAGCCATCTTTCCTGTGCGAGAAATCGCCCAGTAACCTTTTGTAAGAGGTCCTTGAGGTGAGAAGTGAGCAGCATGTAGAGCCTGATACAAACGAGAACCCGCAATTAACATTTGACGCTGAGGTCCTTCTTCAGCACTAAAGTTAACAACAGAAAATGCTCTCTTATTTTCTGGCTTACTTCCAAGCTTTACACACAATGGGTCGTTGGCTCCAAGAGAAACGTATGAACGTTTTCCTGAAGTCTTTTGATTAAGGAAGTGTTGCTTATAGATAGCAAAGGGACCGTCTTGGTCCAAGAACTTGAAAACTTGAAATTCGTTTTCAATCAAACGTGTCTCTACAGGAAAATCTCCCATAGCAGTAGTTAGTTTTTCAGCAGCATCCCATCCTGATAGAACAACGTCATCAGAAGAGGACTTGGTAGTTGATTGAGCAGGACGCTCATCGATTGATTCATCAGCCACATACGCATTGGCATCTGGGGCAGTTTGTTGAATAGCCATTTGGCATTTCTCCTTAGTTAGTTTCGGTTGTGCGGATTTCATTCCACACCTCGGTTATCTTGTCTGCAAGATTCCGGTGCGTAGATAATTCTACTCTATCCGCGTGTAGCAGTCCAGCCGAGGCAAATATTTTTACCACGGCATCCACCATCGCTTTACTGTATAGCCTTCTACCAACGTAGGTTTTTCCATTTTTACCTACAGTATCTGGCATTCGGTAAGGTGATTGTGGAAACTTACCTTGTTCCATCCATTTACGCAAGGTTTTAGGTGAGCGGTTTATGGCTTTAGCTAAAGACCCTAATGTATATAGTTTTACTTTTTGTCCGTTTATGAACTTTTCAAAGTACTCGTCTTCCCAAGGCACGACTTCTACCGTAGGTTTTTCTGGGACGGGTTTACGACGTTTGCGTTTGCTTCCTGGATAGAAAGCGTCTAATTCGCCAAAGGTCTCTTCAATAAAGTCATTAGGCAACTTACTTCTCCAAAATCAAAGCCCAAGTAACCTTCTCTGGAAACATTGAATCAATGTCAGAGTCGGTCAGTAGTCCTTCATAATATGCAGCCATAATTGCATCTTCATCTAAAACTTCTACAGTTTTAACACAACGTTCTTTTAAAGATTTAGATGTAAGAACCGTGTCCGCTCTTTCTTCATTAAAAACTTTAGAAGCACGACGTTGTTTAACAATAGACTTAGTACCAGTTGTTTCTTCATTAATTGGAAAAACAATATGGCCTTTATCTGTAGGCTCTCCATAGTTTTCTGCAACAGCAAAGATACGACCTTTAATGTCGTCTTTTCTTTTATTTAGAGAATCTATTTGGTCTTTAAGAGCTACGTACTGACGTACTTCACCTTTTCCGATTTCTAACTGCTCATCAAGCAGAGCATCTACACTATTGTCTGGCATTTGTACCTCCTATTAGGTTGGTACAAACTTAATCAGGTAGTTACCCCTTGTCAACCCCAGATACGTAGTTATTCAAAGCTTCGATAATGACGCTAGTGACTGTGACCTCTTCTAGGGCAGCCTTCTTCTGGACAGCTGTCCACAGCTCGTCAGATACGCGGATAGTACGCGTTGGAGTCTTAGGTGCATTTGGCATTAAACTATTTTAACAGGTACAAAACCCTATTTTCCGCCCCAACCGCTTCCTTTAAATATTAAACCAGGAGCTGAGTAGATTTTAGGCATCAAAACCTGACATCTAGGGCATCTCATTTGAGCGTCTTCGTGAATAGAAAACTCTCCAGTGCCGTAGGTTTCACACTCTTCACAGCGAAATTCATAGGTTGGCATAGGAGTACTCTACACCGAACTATCTAGTAAAAACTTTTTAAGGCTGCTAATTGTCAGGTCAACCCCACCTTTATCGTTTATACCTGTTCCGTCCAAAACAGCTGAAGCTACAGCGTTCTTTTGTTGTAGGGCTTCATATTGCCTGACTTCTATAGACCCGCTTACAAGAATGTCTTGTATGACGATTGTGGACCATTCTGAAGACGCTCTGTTGATTCGTCCGTTCCTTTGAGTAGCCAGGCCAGACGACCAGGGAAGGTCGTAGTTGATAAGAAGATTAGCAGATGGTAAGTCAACGCCATAACCCCCAGCGTCAGAGCTAACAAGAACCCTAACATTAGGAGAAGTATTAAATTCAACTTTATGTTCCTCTTTAGTTTTAGAGTCTATCTGTCCAGAGTAGACTCTGCATATATCAGGTCCAAGCCTATCAATAATCTTGTCAAGCATCTCTACGTAAGTACAAAAGATAACAAGTTTATTAGACTCATCTTGCTCTAGAAAATCTTTAGAGTAGGCCACCAACATGTCAAGCTTGGTTTCTGGCATTGACTCTAAAAGACCTTCATCATCTAATTGAGCTGCATAGGCGGAGCCTTCTCCCTTAGCTAATCTAAACTTATCAGCGCTTGATTTAATTAAATTTGGAGAACAACATAACATCTTTAAACAACCAATTTTAGACATAATTTTGCCACGAAGTTCGTCTCCTTGGTTCCATTGGCTTTCGTAGCCGTAATGGGCAAGAAGGTTAAAATTAGCACCAAATAACGTTTGAGCATCGTCTAGGTCTATGAGTAAATCAGACAAAATTCTGGAATACAGTTTTGCAGACTTTCTATCTAGTATCACTTGAAGAGGTTCTTTGTATAAAGCATCTGGCAAGTACGGAGCAACATCTGCGTCTTTTTGAGACTTTCTAACGCATGCTTCTTTAAGTCGTTCATGTAAAGTGTTTAGGTTTCTATACCTATCGACTCCACCCCATGTGTTACGCACAATAAAAGCCGTATCAAATATGTCAAACCTACCTAAGACTGACTGGTCGACAAACTGCATAATGCTAAATAGTTCCTCTGGTTTTCCGTTTTCAATAGGAGTTCCAGTTAAAGCAAACCTATAAGGGGCATCTGACAATTTTTTTACAGCTTTAGAACGTTTAGACCTAAAAGACTTAATAGCGGTAGCTTCGTCTAAAACAACAAATCCTTTTGGTAGCTTTTGAATAAACTTCCAATCATTAACTACTTGTTCGTAGTTCAGTATTACGTAATCTATTTTTGTGTCTTTCCAACGATAAACCTTGTTGTACTGAGCTTCTCTTTGTTTTGGTGTTCCGTCAATGACAATAGCCGTGGACGTTCCTTCTGTAAATTTTTTAATTTGGTTAGCCCACTGATATTTAATACTTGATAAACAAACTATAATTCCAGGCTCAGTTACCTTTCCTTCATCCATTAAACGTTCTAAGGCAGCAATAGTCATAATAGTTTTGCCTAAACCTAAGTCGTACGCAACAAGCATTTTTTTGCGCTCGCACATTCGGTCAACTGCTTCTGGTTGATACGGTAGTAGAGTTCCTTTAAAAGTCATACGATTGCCTTAAGTCCGTGAAGACAATGCTTTGCAGTTTCTAATCCAGTAAGTATCTCTGCCTTACTCATACCGCCTACATCTTTCATAGTTGTGGCGGAATAGTTAAAAAACCAAGCT